TTCTAAAACAACATCAATACTGTTTTCAATTGATGCTCCATAGATCGCTTGACAAGAAGGTATAAAGTTTAAATCTTTATATTGAAAATTATTTCTTGTCTGTGTTCTTTCATTAGGCATTAAATAATTACCCCACGTTTCTATAGGTGCTACATGGTATTCATACGACGCAGCTAAATAATCAATGAAATAAGTATTTAAAGCTGTTTTTTCTGCGGAATGACCAACCCAATAGTCTTCATATCTACTATCTGTTGAATTATTATTTCTTCTTTTATTAGTTAAATAAACACTTTCTAATATTGAGCCAGCTATAAACTCTCTTGGAAATCTATTCTTATTAGGAAAAATAACTTCACCTGTGTAAGCTATCTTTTTTTCTAAAACTATGTCTTTCATATTTTTTTTCTTAAAAATAATTTTTATTCCGGTAATCTACCCGCCGCTTGGTCTTCTGGATCTATCCAAATTTTATACTCACTATTCCAAACATAATCATTACCTGGTTTATTTGGTTTAAAATCTCCATCAGATTCATCAAAAGTTCCACCAATCACAATTCCTTTTTGTGCTGGATCGACAAGCTTCCATTTAGACCAACCTGTAAGATTTGTTAAAAAAGAAATTCCAGTTGCTTCATCTCCATTATTACAATCAGCATCATCTACAGCAAGCATTGTAAGAACTAAATTGTTATCATCTAATTTTGCAAAACTATGATTTGCCATTATGCTACGTATGTCCCTGATGAGTTAAAAGTGTGAATAGTATCGTCACCACTTGTTGTTACTGATCCTGATGTTGTACAAGAAGAAGCTGTAAGTCTTCTAATAATAACTTTCCCTGATCCACCTAAGCCGCCTCCGTGTGGTCCTGGAGGGCCCATATGACCTCCTCCGCCGGCACCTAAACCATTTGCACCGTTAATTGCTGGGTTACTACTGTGAATAGATCGACCTCCGCCTCCTGGTCCACCATTTGCACCATTTGCACCACCTCCGCCGCCTCCAGCGTAAGTTACACAAGAACCTTCAATATTTGATGTAGCTCCGTTTCCGCCAGTATTTCCTGACGCAGCGCCTCCGGCTCCGCCACCACCGCCTGAAGGAGATGAATCATTTCCTTCGGGTGGAGAGAATCCTCCAGCGTTTCCAGTTCCAGTAAAACCTGCTCCTGATCCTCCGTTTTGTGGAGTGTTAGTACCTTGTGGGTTACCACCAACTCCTCCGCCTGTAGATGCTATACAACCAAAAGCGCTATTGGCACCTACTGATGAAGCACCTGGTGTAGCACCAACTGTTACAGTGTAAGATTCACAAGCTTCAACTTCAAAAGTTTTACAAGCTAATGTACGGTATCCGCCTGCTCCGCCACCGCCTGAAGTTGCAGATCCGGGTCCACCGCCTCCGCCACCGCCGGCAGCTATAACTAAATACCTAACGTTGTATAATTTTTTTCCTGATCCTGCACCAAAACCTAGTACTTGATATCCAAACATGTTTTATTCTCCTTATGCGTCGTTAGCCGCGTCAGTAGTAAAGAATAATTTAATACCCAAAACTCTACATTCTCCTGTAAAAGTATCGCTACCATCTGCTGCGTCTCTAAAAAATTGAAAGTAAGATTGCTCACCTGCTGCAGGGGAACCTGCAACGGTCATAGCACTACTTTCATCTGAAATTTGTTGGTCTTTTACTGTGCCGATACCAGCATCTGTAACGTTGATAGCTGTTCCGTATGCAACATCAATAGTATCACTATCTGCACACGCTACACCTTGTAAACCAAAAATAGCATTTCCTGTGTTTGTAGTAGAAGGAGACCAATAAACTTGATAAGTTAATGTTCCTTCATTCCATGATTTCGGCATTCCTATTGTAAATTGTGTATATTGTTTTGTACTAGCATCAAAATCAAATACATTTAAATCTGGTCTTGTAGCTGTTGTTTCTACTAAAGCTACATCTGCAGGATTAGTTGTAGGTCCGTACATTGCAGTAGCTGGTATCCATATAGTTTCTTTACCAGCAATTTTAATTGCAGCTGTTGCTGATTTAAGAACCCCTGATCCTTTAGGATTTAAATTTAAATCAATGTTTGTGTCACCACCAGTAGATGAAAGAATTGGTCCATTACTTGAAGCAGCATTAGTTACTGAGACTTCATTTACAGCTGAACCTGTTGTAGCAAATTTAACTTGCTCATTTCCGTTTTCATCATTAATTGATTTTGTATTATCAATAATAATATTTTGACCATTAGTGTCTAGGTCCGCTGAAAGTTGTGGTGAGAAGTCAGAAGATAATTCTGTGAAAGCTGTGTCCACAATGTTCGTACCATCACCATAAACCATCTTCGTGCCTTTGTCAGCTGCAGCCCATACTACTCCAGATCCTGAAGATGTTTTGACTGTTACTGAATAAGCGCCTGAAGTGGCATTGTCTACTATGTAAACTTTTTCTACTACAGGAACAACTACGTTAACGTTTGTTGTAATAGTTCCAGTTAATTGTAATACTGCATTTTTTCCATTGGAAACCGCACCATTTGAAACTGTTAATGTTGCACCTGTTGTAGCATTAAGAGCTACTGCTTCATAACCAGCAATCGCTTGTTCTACGATTAATAAATTTGTATTTGTAATTTGTCCCCACGTTCCCGAGTTTTCACCGGTTGCTTGAACTGTAAGTTTTAAAAAACTTGATGTTGAATTCGCCATAATTATTTACTCCGATTTGTTATTTTTATTAAATTTAAGCTGCGGTGTCAACCTCTTTCCAAGTAGCGGTTGTGCCGGTATTGACGGTTTCCCAGATTAAAGCATTAAGCGATCCAGTAGACGTTGTCAAGTTATTTCCTGTTAAACTTACTGTCCCCGTTCCAGTTAAACTTACACTACCAAGTGCACTTGTCAAGGCTATTCCTGAAGGAGATGCAATAGTATTTGGTGTAGCTACAACACTTGCAAGAGTCGCTGTTAGTCCTATTCCTGAAGGTGCTACTTGTATAGAATCAGATATTCCACCCCAGTCTAAAGCACCCCATGTAGATCTTCCCCAACCTACGTTAATTTCAGTAGATACTCCTACATCAGCAACAGTTGAAGTTAATCCAAATCCTACTAAATCAGCTTTATCGTTTCCGTCATTATTCCATAAACCTTGACCCCAAGTTTGTCTGCCCCAACCAGTGTTAACTTCTGCTGTTACAGATACTGAACCAAGATTAGCAGTTAAATCAAAACTTCCAGTGACTAGTGTTCCAGGTATACCCCAACCTAATCTTCCCCATTGTTGTCTACCCCAACCAGTATTAACTTCACTTGTTATAGATACTGAACCTAAAGAAGCTGATAAACCAAATCCAGTAATTGCTGCAGCTTCGTTTGGAGACCCCCATGCTTGAGCTCCCCATTCTGTTCTACCCCAACCAATATTTACTTCTGTCGTTGTGGCTACAGATCCTAAACTTGCTGATAAGGCTTGACCTGTTACATTTACATTTAATTCTGTTTCGTTAGTATTCCAACCTTCTGCTCCCCAAGTTTTTCTTCCCCAACCAGTATTAACTTGAGTTGTAATGGATACAGATCCAAGGCTTGCGGACATTCCTATACCTGTTGCTAGAGCAGTTCCAAAACTACCCCAAGATGCTTCGTTCCAACCAAATCTACCCCAACCTTTATTTATTTGAGATGAAATAGTTACACTTCCTAATGAAGCTGACATACCTATGCCACTTGGAAATGCATCAGTGTTTGTAGCTGCGCCCCATTGATCAGATCCCCAAAATCTTCTACTCCAACCTTCTTCTACGGTTGCGTCTATAGTTACACTAGCTAAATTTGAAGTTAATGGAAATCCTGTTACTTGAGGTGTAGCGTTATCTTGATCACCCCAACTACCCGTACTCCAACTTAAAGATGACCATCCATCATTAACAATATCAACTTCTCCTCCCATGCCGATGCCATGATAAAAACAATAATAATAAAAATCAGTTGCGCTTGCAGGTGTAATTTCTACATATCGAGTTGTTGCTGAATTAAAAGATCCACTAGCGTAAGAAGAATAAGGAACAGATGATCCATCTAAATTATAAACAACTCCTGTTTCTATTCTTCCAGAGTTAGGATTTGATGAATCGGTAGTAAATAATAATGGATGGCCATCGTTTGTGGCATCGTCTTGATTAAATTTTAAAGTAGCACCTTGTGTCCACGTAATATCTAAATCACGAACACCGTCTAAAAAATAAACGCTTCCGGTGCCTGAACCGGACGGATAACGATTTCCAGTTGCGACTGTGACTGTGTAAGTTTTATCCGCCATAGGAGGTTTCTCCTATTATCCGGATATTCTTAATATCGCTGCTGCTGTTGTGAATGCTGGGAACTGAATTGTAAAAGTTCCTGAAGTTGCAGTTTTATCGCTACCAAAATCTAAAACTACTACAGCGTCTGTTGTATTAGAACCTGACCCCATAGTTGTGTTGTAGATTAATGCACCTCTTGCTGTAATAGTTGCACCCGTGAAAGATAAATCAGCAAAATCAGTTATCGCTACTGCTGAAGCCACTGAAGTTCCAGTGTTAACTAATGCTTTACCGCCTGCTGCGTAAGTGCCTGAAGCACCAACTTCTTGCGTTGTTGTGTAGGTTGCTGTGTTTGCATTTAAAGTTGCTGAAGATGTGTAAAGTGCTAGTTTAAAAGTGTCTCCACCTGATTGTGAAAAACTATGATCTCCATCTAAAAGTTCTTTTTTAAAACTGCTACATACTGCTTGTGTTATTGCCATAAAAACTCCTTATTGTTTTCCAATTCGAGGAACACCACTTTGATATTCATCTCGTCTTCGTCTTCCCATTTGCTCGATTGAGAATCCTTTAACTGCTTCAACGTATTTTTTATCATAATGTTGGAGCATGTCAAGTGGACCTTTCAAAAATCCATATGCCTCTACCAGGCAAGCATACAATAAGCCGTTGGGAAATTTTTGACTTAGGTATGTAGTAGCATTTGTACTAGATAATCCTTGTGGTTTCAAGATATAATTTAATTGAATTGTGTAAGTAGCATTAGGGACCGGAGCAAAAACTAAATGGTTTTCATCCCAATAGCTGTAGTATTTAGGAACTCCTGTAGCATCAGATTTGTTATATTCTGCCATAAAATTGGTATCTCTGTAGTCTAGGAAGTCTCTTTCCGTGCCTGCTCCTACACCTGTTGCATCAACAATTTGAGCAGATCTAACTATTAAAAGATCATCGGGAGTTTGAACATATCTCTGATTTACAGTCAAAGTAGCTGTAGCATAAAATCTATTATTATCAGAATCAACTTCTCTAAGTAGTCTAAATTCAGCATCTTCAATGAAACCATTTATAATAGTATCAGTAAAAACATTACTGTCTACTTCTGTGTAGTCTCTAATTTTTGTTTTTAATTCATCGTATGTCATGCTCTTACATTAACAGGTCCTACCAAAACTTCAAGACCGCCTCCCGTTTCTGTTGATGTTGCGTTAGATTTTAAATT